TTTGCTGTTTTCGAGTCGCCGCGAGGGCGACCAACTCGCCCACCGCTTCGTCGAGAGTTTTGACGCCGTCGATCAGTCCGGCTCGTAACGCATCGGCTGCCAAAAACACCCGACCGTCCGAAACTTGTGCCACCTGTCCCGCGCTCATTTTCCGGCCGGCTTGTACCGCGGCCTTGAAGTGAGCATGAATTTGATCTACTCGGGCCTGAGCCTGCGCCACTTGCTGGGGCGTGACCTCTTGGCCGAATTCGCCGACCGACTTGTTCTCGCCGGCCTTGATCACGTAGGTCTTAATCCCGGCCTTGTCGGCCGCTTTCGACGTGTCCCAAATCACGCCGCCATAGACCCCGATGCTTCCGATCGACGTGAGAGCGTTCGCGGCGTAAACGCGATCCGCTTGGGCTCCGATCCAGTAAGCGGCCGACGCCATCAAATCGGATGCGTAGGTGCAAACTGGCTTCTTCGCTTTCGCGGCTGCGACTGCTTCGGCGACGTCGGTCGTACCGGCCACGGTCCCGCCCGGCGAATCGACCGCCAACAGGATCGCATCCACGGTCGGATCATTGGCGGCTGCGCGAATCGCCCGCGACAAGTCAGGAAGGGTTGCGCCTGAGTCTTGCCACCACGGGAGCGACTTGCCGAGCACGCCCGAAACGGAAATCAATGCGATTCCCGGTTCGATGAAATCGTAGGGAGCCTGAGCGGTCGCTTTCCCTCCGTTCGCAGCAATCAAGCGCGACTGCGGCGGCTGGGATAGCCACTCGGAAATCCGCACAAATGCGGGCTCGTGAATCGCCCACATGTCGTTCAGGTCTACGTCCATGTCGCGGAATAGTGCATCGGGGTCGGAAGATGTCAAGCGCCAGAATTCACGCCAGGATCGCCGCTCGTCGCGTCGGAGCCGGCGCTCGCCTGTTGGCCGCTCGTCGCTTTCGCGTCGCGCCAGTCGCCGGCTAAATCGCGCCAGTTGACGTTCGGGGCGATGGCCTCGAACTGCTTGTTGATCGCGTCGGCCCGCTCGATCGCTTTCACGATCAGCTTCGCCCGGTCGTCAACGATCGCCGACGACACCTCGTCCCAGTCGCGACCCGATTCCGCGACGACCGCCGAAGCGCTTTCGAGGTTTCGCGAGATGCGTAGGTCGTCGGCCTGCGCGTCCTTGAGCGGTTCGATGTAGGCCCACTTGGGACGCTTCCAAGTGTGGCCGTAAGGGTTGACCGTGCTCGGCAAGTTTCGCAAAGCAGGATCGCGGGCAATCCACTCGCGCACCTTCCACCGCAAAACGGGATCGTGAAAGTTGCGCCGCAGCCAGTCCTGACGCTGCTTGAATCGCATCCGCGACTGATCGATCGCTCCGCGCCAACTGCTGAAATTCGTTCGCGACGGGTCGAGCAAAAACACGACCAGCGGGAGGTCGAGATTGATCGCGACAATTCCGAGGATCATCGACATATGCGGGAAAAATTCTTGATTCGGCACGTTGGGCGCGAACCCGGTCAGCTTCTCGCCAGGGTCGCCCGTAATCTGCTGAGCGAGCCCCGTGCGCTCGACGACACGCGACGAACCGTCGACAAGACTCTCGGTCGTGCGCGAGCCACCCTGTCGACCGCTTTGCACTTTCGCGTCGACGTCGTACTCGCGAAAGATCGCGATGAACGACGCGACTTTCGCTTTGAGCAGCGTCGCGAATTGCAAGTCTTCGTGATACTGAATCGGCACGACCGAAGGAGCGAACGCCGTCACGCCGCGCGTCTGGCTCATCCGCTTCGGATCGTACAAGTGCAAGCAGTTCAGAAACCCTTCCGAGTCCCGTTTCGGAATCCGGCGAAAGTTGTTCGACGGCGTCACGTTTTGCAGCGGGTTGATCTGGTCGGCCGTGATCCAGTACGCGACGCGCTGCCGTCCCGCGTTGAGCTCGACGCCATGCACGATTTTGTCGGAGTTGAACACGCCGAACGGATTGCGCAGGTGATGGGCTTCCTTCCACTGGATCGAGCCGCGGTTCGTCAAGAGCGGGATCGCGTCGCCATCGACGATCACGTTCCGCATGGCCGCTTGCTCAAAATCCTGAAAGCACTTTTCGCCTTCGAAATCGCACAGCTCAGGCGACTCGGCCCACTCTCGCCAGCGTAACTTCCATTCGGTGTCGAGCCCTTCGTCGCCAGTGTCGGGGTCGAACGTGAAACCCTCTTGCAAAATGTTCGCGACGACGCGCGTCACGCCTTGGCCGACCACCATGTTATCGCGATCAAAAAACCGGGCCCGCTCCAACATTCGCAGGTATTCGTTTTCGGTGCGGTAGTGATAATCCGCGCCGCTCCCCATCGGAGAGATGCCAGGAGGTGTCGGCAAGTAGCGGCCGTTCGACGCCGCGAAGTAGCTCGCCTTGAACTCGGCGAATTGTTCGTCGAACTGTTTGGCGATGACCGGCGAGAGTTGCGTGAGTGACTTAAGCTCGTCCTCGTACTTGTGGGCCATTAGTCGCGCTCCGTGAAGGCCGAGAAGTCATGGTGTAAGCTGGCGGGCGGATCGCTCGCCGAGGGATTCGCCGCGAGCCACGCCTGGGCGTACTCCATCGCCTTCGTGATCTCGGCGAGCTCGAACTTGACGCGCGAGCGGTCGGCGCCTTCCGACTCGGCCGGCAGCATGACGAGCAAGCGCCGGCAGGCCGTGATGAACGAGCGACAAGCGGACTGGTCGCCGTCCTCCTCGTAGCTCGAGTAAGTGACGTAGTTTTGGCGAATCGTCGCCAGCGTCGGAGTGGTCGCCATATTCGGCCCTCAATAAAAAACGCCCCGCCGTGCTTGAGGTCACAGCGGGGCGTTCGCGGTCGCAGACCCCTCCCAGGATCAGGATGCCGGGAGTAGTGCATCGGGGCCGGTATCTGTCAAGTTCCGACCGACTCGTCGACGCCGGCCTCGTACTGCTCCAGCACGTAGCGAATCGCGTCGGGGTGCGACTTGACGGGGTTTCCATTCCGCAACTTGCATCCGCTACTTTCGAGCGCTCGACGCAAGCGACACAAGCCGGCCCTTTGCTCGGCGTAGAACAGCGGGACCTCGACCGAGTGGATCATGCCGCCGTCGAGGTCCTCGACGAAGGGCAAGGAAATTCCCACCGAGGGGCCGTCCTCACGGCACGAACTCGGGGCCGTGCATTTCGAACCGGTTCCGTCACGATCGCTGCATTGCTTCACTCTTGCCATGTCGGCCTCCATTCCGTGCTGTAAAAAGATCGACCGTCCGGTAGCACGGGCCCGGCGTCGTCCTGGGAGTGATCTGGCGCGACCGGCCGCTCGCTGGGAGCCGGTTCGTGTTCCGCTTCCGCCAACACGCGAAAGCCGCACATATGGCCGGCGACGCACGCGTAGGACGTCGCATCGAAGAAGTGGTTAGGCTTCTGGGCTTTGTTCATCCACACATGCACCACTCCGAAGCCAGGGACGGGCTTCTCCTCGAGCTGCTCGTTCGTGAGATGCTTGGTGTACGTGTTGTGTTCTTTCTCGCTCGCGGCGAACAATTCCAGGCTGCCGCGCTCGCCTTCCTTGCCGCGAAGTCGGTCGTGAATCCAGCTCTTCCAATGGTCGGTATCGAGTTGCACGACATGCACTCGCTCTTTCGCGAACCGCGTCACGAAGTAGCGTTGCCCGATGTAGATCACGGTTCCGCCTGACTTGCTGGGGTGCGTGTACTTGCGCCGTTCGTGCTGACCAACGCCTTGACCTTGGCAGCAGACCCAGACGTCGCTCGACTTCGCGACTCCGCCATTTACCGACCGCATGAACTCTTGCACGGCGTCCGTTTCCCAATTGCAATCGACGAGCACCTTGTCGGCCAGCATTACTTCGCCGCGGCCCATCACGGTCCAGCCTTGATTTTCAAAGCGATCGTGCAAGTCTCGCAGCGCCTTGAATACTGCCACCTTCACGTCGAATCCGTTCGGATCGTCGGCGTTGCGCTTGCTCGGAACGTCAAAAATTCCGTAGTCGACGACATGCGCTCGGCCGCTCGCGCGCCATGCGATCACGACGAAGTGGCCGAAGTATTTCCCCAAGTCGACGCCGACCGTGATGTACTTCGTGTCCTCGGGGCACGAGCCACGCGAATACTGGGCCTGTCGACGCGCGACGCGATGCGAATTAAGCGGTTCGATTCCGAGCGACGTCGGCACGTAAGGCAGCGCCCAGACGAACTGCGAAAGTTTCTTTTCGGCGCTGATCCCGGCTTCCGACTCCTTTTCGAGCTGGGACGCCTTCCACTCGTCGACCGCGATGTCGCCGGCGCTCAACAGCAGGTTGTTCGCCATCGACCAACGAAACCACAGCCGCTCCGTTTGCGGCGGGTCGCCATGAATCTCGCCGCGTTCGTCGATCGTTTGGCCGGCGTGCAACAACTGCCCCGCCAAGTTGGCCGAGCGACGATCTGCTTCGCTCCACGCTTGCGAGCACGAAGGGCACGCGAAATAAGCCTTCTCGGCCGCTTCGAGCTCGTTCGCCGATCCTTGCCACCCGCGCAAGTGTTCGCGTTCGGGAGTCACCCACGCTTCGCACTTCGGACAGGGGAGCACGATCCGCGACTTCGTCGACAACTCGCGAGCCGAGTACGGGAGCTCGGCCTCGATCGTCGCCGTTCCCTCGACGACCAGCCGCCGCAGTCGCCGCGGTACGGCCTGCATGCGTGCGCGCAATTGGTCGAGCGGGTCGGCCTCTTGCGAGTTTTCACCGGCCGCCGAAAACCGAGCGGCCTCGGTCACGAACACGCCGCCCTCGGCCGTGAAGCCGGCCCGCTGCGTATCGTCGCCGCCCGCCGTCATGAACTTCATCACGACCGCATTCTGAAACGTGACCGTGTCCTTGATCGCGCCGCCCTTCGAGCCAGGGCCGCGAATCGGACGTAACGTCGACAGCGACGGCGACGCCAACACGGTCGGGAGAAAGTCGATCTCCCACTTGTTCTGAGCCATCCGCATATCGGGAACGGCGACGGCGAAGTTCTTGCGGAGCTCGTCGACCGTGTACAGGGCGGGGAGCACGTGCGCCGCGAGCGTCTTTCCGGTTTGGGAAGGGCCGCACACAAAAACTTCGCTCCAGCGTCCCGAGTCGATCGCGTCGAACAACAAGCCCGTGAACGGCTGGCGCGAGGTCTTGAACCGCTCGCCCTTGAACGGGCCGTCAGGAATCACGACCTCGGCCTCGACCCACTGACGCAACGTCCGACGCTTGCGAACGCGCGACGCTTCGAGCCCTTGCGCGAGCAGGCCCGCGGCGACCAGTCGGCTGCTCAGCTCGGCGTCGTCATTGCGGTCGATGATCGCGTCAAGAATCACGCTTGCACCTCGCGATTCTTGCGGGGACGCCCCCGGCCACGCTTGGCCGGCTTGGCTTCAGGCTCGGGAACTTCCTCGCCGACCGTGTCGGCCGCTTCCTGCATTGCCGTCTCGACGGTCTCGGCCTGCGATCCGATCGACAGTAGGGCGCCGCAGCCGGTCGTGATCGCATCGTTGAAGATCTCTTGAGCGTCGGGGCCGAAGCGATGGCCGAGCTGCTCGCCAGCGGTTCGCATGGCTCGCGACAAAGCGGCCGTGCGTTCCTGCACGTCCGACACCCGCACCCACTCCCGCTTCAAGATCCCGGTCTTCGCCCGCAACTGCTCCAGCTTTTGGCGACTCGTTTCGATCTCGATCTGCTGGGCGATGCGATCGAGCTCGTCCTGATGCGATTCCAGCGAAAGGATTTGCTTTTCCTTCGAGCGAATCAGGCCGATCATGGCTCCGACGAGGTCGCGCAAGTCGATCGGCGAAGCAGACGGGAGACCGAACTTGCCGAGCGTCCGACGCATGACCTCGACCGACACCCCGCACCACTCCGCGAGCAGGACGTGCTTCACCAAAATCGCGTCGTTTTTGCCATCGACTTTGAAATTTTTTCGCATCTCTAATCCTATATACACCTTAGGAAAATTTTGCCCCGTGCGAAAAAATCATCCGAAGGACGGGCGGAGCCCCGCACGCCGCTCAGGTGGGGGGGACCCTGCAATTTTTACAGCCGTAACCTTTACAGTGCCTGTACATTTTACAGCCTTGCATTTCGGCGTCTTGGATCGACCGTACAACGCCTCTCGTCGCTGCCCAGCGACCCGCAGCACCTGCTCGACGACGCCGACAGGGTCTTGCTCGACTTGGCGCTGCGTGTACCGCAGCACGGCCCATCCGCACTCCAGAGCCGCGTTGTACTTCTCGCAGTCGCGGGCATAGCCTTCGGCTCGCTGATGACGCCCGACCCCGTGGCCGCCATGCGTGACCCCTTCGATCTCGATCGCCAATCGCAGCGACTGGCAGGCCCAGTCGAACCGCCAGCGTCGCTCGGGGTGGAACTTGTGCTCAGGCTCAAACGGCCAAGGCTCGCTGGTCGTCAGGGCCCAGGCATTCCGAACGCATTCCTTCTTGTCGATACGTCGATTCACTGTGAATTCCTCTCGCGTGTACGCGTATAAGAGAGAAACAGGGGTCTATACACGTTAAAAGTAGTAGTTGTTGTTGTTGTTTTATTTATTGTTTTTACTACTTAAAGCGTTCTGTCTCTTGGGTTTAGATTTTGCAAAAATACTTCAATCGGTAATGAAGCATTTTCTCGTCCCTCATTTCTTGCCTTGAAAGATTGAATCACTTGGCGTAGGTCTTCCTGACTCTTTTGAGCACCGTTTTTGGCCTCGTCTTGGTCGCAATCTGCTCGACGACGACGAGCCCGCAGCCAATCAAATCCCTGACGATCTCCTCGCGTTCTCGGGCCCGTAGCCACTGCGTGCGACGGCCTAGCGTGCTCAATTGAATCCCGCTCGCCGGAATGAGCGCCAGCACCTGTTTTGACTTCGACTCTACCTCGTTTCGAGAGACGTGATCCGCACACCCTGACAACAGCCGACGCGTGAGCCAGTTCCCCAGCTTCACGCCCCAATCGACATCCTCCCGAGTGATCGTTTCCGGCAAGCACCGAGCCCGCGAGCACGCGTGCAAAAGCGCCAGCTTGGCGACCTTCTCGCCGCTCCGTGACCACACCGCGGCCCGCAGGGGATGTTCTTTGATTCTCCGTTCGTTGATGCCGTCGATATGCTGCTCGAACCGCTCCGAGGCCTCGGGAGTGTGGGGGACGCGTCTCGGCTGGGGATGTTCGCCGGCGAGATTACCTCCCGGCCGAAACTCGTTCCACCAACGCAACGCCTCAAGCAAGTCCGCAGGCGGCTCGCTCGCCGTAGGCTTACAGGCTTTCACCTCGTAACCCCTCCCTTCGAACACGAGCAAGCGCCCAATCAGCCCTTCGGCAATGTTATCCGTCGAGAGCGAATGCCAGAACGATTCTGGCGTCGCGGTCCCATAGATGCACAAATGCGGTTGGTCGACGGTCTTGACCTTCTTGGCGTCAGCATACGCGTCGGCCTTCCACAGCGTCCCCGAGCTCGAATAGAGCTGCATGAGAACCGTGATGCAGTTAAACAGGTGCGGGGCCTTGCGCGGGTCTTTCATCGTCTCGAGAAGCCGCCCCATCTCGTCGAGCTGCATGAGGCAGGCCGGCGTCTCGTGAACCGTCGTGACGATCCCAGCATGGCTCCCCACCCGCTCCGACCCGAGCAGCTTTTCCCCCAGCGAACGCAACAGCAAATCTTTATTGATTCGTCGCGCCTGTTCCTTTCCAGTTCCGCTTTTCCCGAGTCCCAGCACGTAGACATTCGTCCGAGTGCCGTAGACGTCGGTCACTTTTCGACCGGTCACCGTCCCCAGGAGGGCAATGGCGCCGGCCAGGGCAAGCTCGGGTTGCGGGTACATGCTCGCGGCCAGCGTGTGGCCGATGATCTCGCCCAAAAGCCCAGGGACGCGCAAAGCGTCGGCTGGGAACGTCGCGTCGGGCAGATCGCCGAATTCGTCGATCTCCTCTTCGTCCTCCTCGACCGGCTCGGCCTGTTGCTGCAATCCTGACGCCAGGATGTTCGCCACCGCTTGCTCGAGAATCGCCGGCCGTTCGCCGTGATAATCCTCGTAGGTCGGGCGCCCGATCGCCTCGCTCAGCGCTTGCCAGTCGCTCATACCGCACGAGGCATGGAAGCAATGGCCGCCCAGCTTTCCGTGGGCGTCCTGCGTGACGCAGCAATCCTTGACCGCGTCGGGCGTCGTGTGGGCCTCGATCCGCGGGCAACGAATGAACCAGCGGCGTACGTCGCCCGTCGCATCGGTCGCCAGCACTTCGACGCCGCGCCGCGCGAGCCAGCGGCCCACGTCGAGCGACTCGTCGCCGTGATGCTCGTGCGGCACGTAGCTCGTGGGCGCCGGCGCTCGCCGCTTGGCTTCCGCGACGCGGGTCGCGATCTTCACGAGCACGGCGGACGGCAGTTCGGCCGGCTCGCACTCGTCTGGCGAAAGAATCCAGGTCCGGCCGCCGCTCGGCGGGAAGACGGTCTGCGCCGCCTTGTCGCCGCCGCCAACGCGAACCTCAATTGCGCCGACCTCGAACTTGGCCTTTGCCAGTTCGCTCTCAGGGAGTGCATCCGCCCAGCGGAACAGGCGATGCAGCCCTCGCGCGGATTGAAAGGTAGGCGTGTACGGCACGTTGCCGCCAAACAAGGCCTGCAACTCCCGCTCGGCCTCCGGCGAATCGCACTCCAGGTCGATGATGCCGGAGCGCTTGCCGAGCACCACGCCGACGCCGTCGTGCGGCACGTCCTCGAAGAGCACGGCCGCTTCGCCCGGGTCGCGGGTCGCGAGGCTCGGCCAGCCAGCCCCGCCTTGCGGGACTTTGCCGCGCACGGGGATCACGACCCAGCCGCGTGCGGCGTAGGCAATGGCGGCTTCGGCGGCGGGTGAGTTGGTTGCTTCCATGCTCGTGTCAGTCCTTTACTCGCTCGGCCTCTCGCACACGCAAACTCGGCTGGTCAGGTCGACCCAGCCCGCGGTCGTCCAATACTGCCACTTCACTTCCGTCATTTGCACCGCGTACACGAGTTGCGTTGCGTCCCACTTGAGCGGCTTGTATGACCGCAGTAAGCTCGGCGGCGCATCCTCTGGCAGCGAGCCAATAAACGCATACTTGCCGTGGTCCTCGGGGCGTGGGTCGCGCCAGCCACGATCAGCCTTGAGTCGCTGCAACTCTGCACATGTGCCGTTGAGCCCGAGGTGGTCGCGATAGGAAACTCCGCACGCTGGGCAGGTTGGATCGGTCACGTCGCACCGCCTTTCATCGCCGCGAGTAGGTCGCCATACGTTCCGCGAGTCTTAAACTTCCCATTGAGTCGCGTCATCGTTCCGTCATGTTCGCGAAAGATGTACACATCTCCAGTCGATTCCTCGACGGAAAGCAACTCTCCGCTGCCGATGTCGCTCGAAAACCATCCAGGCTCGCCGCCGTAATCGCCTTCGTGATACGCCCCATTCGCCAAGCACCACTCCGCGTCGATCGGCTTTTCCCGCTCAACCCGCTCGGCGTCGCGGCGGGCGAGTTCTTGGCGTGCGAATTCAACCGCCTTCTTCAGGTCGTCACGCCCTAGTTCGAGAGCCACGTCAAGGTCTCTCGTTCC